GAAGTCCGAGGTGGTCTGCGTATACCTCATATACTACACCTTCGTCTACCTTCAGTGTTTCGAATACTGCTTTACGATCCATTTAATGTCTCCAATGTTGCGAGCAACTCATCATACTTTGCGATTTGCTCTAGTTCTTTTTCTAGCGTCTCCATGAAGTCGCCATGTTCTGCCACCCCTACGGGATTGGCGGTGAATGTCTCCCAGTTACAGACGTGCTTTGCTCGCTGTCCTTCTAGGTACAATCTCATATGTTCTCTAATGTGTAGTCCTGCAGTCATTTGATTCCCATCCATTCTTTTGTCATTATGTAGTCACGCACGAAATCAGATCGCACGATGTCTTCCCAACCAAAGTTTATTATACTGAAATGCCTCATGTTGTCAAGGATCTCAATAAACTTATGTATACCTTCTTTATCCTTCTCTTGCTTAAAATCTGTCTGATGATAGTCACCACAGAAAATAACCTTTGTTGCTTGACCCACTCTCGTGATAACGGAATCAAGTTCGTGAAAGTTTAGGTTTTGACACTCGTCCACAATCACGATGCTAGTGTTAAATGTCACTCCACGAATATACGAAGTGCTCCCAAACGTGATGTAATCGTTGTGTACTAGTTTTTCCCATGCACGGTTGTCGTTAAACAACTCTGTGCATGCAGCACGATATGGACCTGTAAATGCATCAAGTTTGTCTTCCAGTGTTCCGGGTAAGTATCCCACCTCTCTTGTTGGTACGACACTTCGAACGATGTGAACAGTCTCGAAAGGAGAACTCTTGTTCATGACCTCTTCGAGTGCGAGATATAAAGCAAGGAAGGTTTTACCTGTTCCTGCCGTTCCTAGCAGAGCAAGATGATGACCATCTCGATATGCCTCCCACGCTTCTTGTTGCTTCGGTGTGATAGGGTCTATTGTTAATAGGTTGTCCAGACGAATATTCATGGACTCCGCTTGCTGCCTACGGGTTTGTGTCATGTTTTGATGCTGCTCACACTGAGTCCGTGTTTCTTACGTTGTTCGTCTGATAGTGAAGAATTGCCCGTTGCACCTTTCTTAATGGTTTTCAACAGGTCTTTCCAATCGCCACTGGTTTTGTTGATAATGTTTCCGGTGTGAGTAACGTCAGCGGGTGCGCGGGTGTGTATCTGTTCCCATTCACCGCTGGCAACCATTTCTTCTTTCTTGGAAATGGTCAGGAGCATCTCTTTGATTTCTCCAGTTTTTGTGTTACGTAGATCATATGTTGGCATAATAAGTTCCTAGTGGCACCCCGTAGGGTGCCGTTAGATTAGGATCACCCCCTTGCGACTTGCGCAATTGCTGCATCTAAAAATGCTTGTTTCTTTTGCATTCGATATGCTGCTTCTGTTTTTCCTTTTTTGTTCAACTTGTGAATATAGTGTCCAAGTTCCCTAGAGTCTTTTTTTAGTCTTTCTATTTGGTATGCTACCATAGGCAAGTCTCCTTGTTATCGATTTGGATTTCACATAATCAAGCGGGGATTAAACCGGGTAATGCCTCCTGTACTATTTTTTTAGTTAATCCTTGCACGGGTGGTTTTTTGTTGATCATCGAGACGAGAATATCTGCGTCACGACTGTCTATCGATTCGAGGATATCAACAAACATTCGCTCACGTTTAACCGTAAGCAAATCTTCTGAAGTCCTCAAACCCGATACGAAATATTTAAAATTCATGTGCTGTTTTCTAAGAGTGCTGGGTGTGGGCGCACCCTCCGCGTTTGGAGTGTATGGCACAGGACCTTTGGGTAGGTTCCATTGTACCCTGTCATCAAAAATACCCTGCAATACATCGCGCAGTGCCCAATGTTGTTCTTGATCCTTCAATACTTGGATCCTTTCTTTTCTATTCTTTGCCTTTTCAAATTTCTCAAAGACTTCCCATACATCAAGATTCATATTATATCACCTCATTATGATTTGTCAATTATTTAGATCGTTCTTTTTCAATCCACTTCTTTGCTCTTGGGTTAGCAGGCGGTTTTTTAGTAAACTTAGATGCCCACTTATAACCTTTCAAAGTTCCTGCTTTCCAATTTGCTCCATCACTATTATCTAGGATGATAAAATTCTGCTTGAAGAAACTTTGGAATTTACCAATGTTGTTTTGTACTTGCTTCCAATACTTCTCGACTTCTGCATCAGGCAGAGATCGAGCACGTGCTCTATTACGCTGCATTGCTGTTTCAAGGTCAGTGTTAACGAAGATCATCGCAACGTCATAACCTAACTTTTGTAGTTCTACTGCCTGAGTCCTGATCTTGTTGTAGTCTTTACCAGTGCCATCGACAACAACACCCAGTCTCCCTTTCAGGTACAGTTCTTGCTTTTTACCTGTCAGTGCTTTTGCACGTCCACGTAGTTGCTGTCCTTTATCAGAGAAGATGTTTTCTGGGTCCATCTCTAGACCTGCTTTTTTCATTGCTGATTCGAAGGCATCGTCGGAGTTCACAACACGCATGCCTAATGCCGTGAGTGCAGTCTCACCAACGATGAAAGACTTTCCGCTGCCGGGACCACCAGCAAGGAATATTGCTTTGAAGATGGCGGGATCGTTGACCCCTTCTGAAATGAATTGACTAAATCTTAACATGTTTAGAATGTATCTTACAACCTATGAATTCGTTATAATAATCGTCTCGTAATAGAACGTCATTTTCAAATTGAAGTTTTGCCTCGTAGTAAGAACACTCGCCTTTTGAGCGACACAGTCTTAGGATCACTCTATTATATAGGCTTTCACCGCTTGCTACACGCTCTTTTAAGACCTCACTCGACCCATAGTATGTTCGCCAATCGCTCTCTACGAGCGTTTTCTTGCGTCTCTTACGGGATTTGGTGATGGGCAAGGTCTTTGTCTTCCAGAAAAACTTCTTACCGATATACCTTTTGCCAGTAGAGACCTCCTCGATCTCGTAGACAAAACCATACCAGTCATCTAATGACTCTGGTTCAAAGGGTACTCCCTGATAAGTCCACGTCATAAAATTGTCCGTCCTGATAGGTCAGGACACCCCCAAAATAAACTTTGTTTATACTATCTATCTCAGATCTAATATGTCTCGCTGGATACGCAGCAACAGCATCGAAGAGATGATACAAGGGGTTATCTTTGTTTAGTGACCACGTCCATGTGTAGAAGTCTGCCGTGATATACTTACTCATTGTTAAAAACTTACTGTGTTTGGTAAACAGATATTGTTCATTGTCGTTGTTGTATCCTTCAAAAAACTCCTCCCATCTTGTCCGTTTGACCAAAACAGGAACCGTTTCAAACCAATACTGATCGAAATAATTTTTTTGGGGAAACGAAACATTACTAATCCAAAGTGCTCGATCCTTATCGATATACAGGTACATTTTTTGATTGGTTCGTATATTATCCTGTATAAACTTTACGGACACAGGCGTCAGTGGTCCCATCGTGAAATCTGTAGATAATGGTTTGACGTTACGATACACTTGGACTTTCAGTTGTGTGCGTAATGCTTGAACTAACTGTGTATTGCTTGCCATCTTACCAGTGACGAAAAGATTTAATTTAACGTGAGGACGAACTACTTCCACAAGATACTCCTCGATAGATTGTTGCACCATCTTCGCAACCTGAAACTCACTGTGCCATGACCATGGTGTTGTGAGATACTCGAAAGGATATTTTTCTACTTTCCTGTCAAGTAGATTTTTAATGCCTATCTTGGAAGTCTCTTTGTTACTAATATCATCGTCTCTGCAAACTGTAGACAAGTCTCCTAGTGCTTTCCACTTGTCTACCTCTTCGGGTATCGCTACCATTCGCTCGAACAGTTTGTTTGTGAATTCACTGATGTGCAAACCTAAATCGATCTCGTGGACCTTTTTATAATCTCGAAAATAACCTATCGTTATTCTATCGTCGAGGTGGAGGTGTGTGCCATTGGGTACAGGGTAGTTCATAGGTATTTGGTGATCGTCACCCCTCCCTCGTATCTGTGCAGGACAGTATCCAACGGTGATAAATGTCGTAGTGCTTGTGCCCACCCAAACTCTGCAGGGGAGAGTCTCTGATCTTCGTATACCTGTAGAATCTTCTCGCTGTCCCACGCACGACGATTAAAAACAATAGCGAAGTCTGGCAGATAATGCTCTGACATGTTTGCGGAATTGAACCTCTCGACTTCTGTGTATTGTCTTGCTCCCGTCACCTGAGTAGGACTTCCGGAAAACCCATGCACATTGCGTGGATTATCATACGCATTTTGTATTACAGAATCAAATCGAAATCTACCGTAAAACCCATCCCAACGAACTCGAACATATACGTCATAAGGTTCGAAGTCTTGCTCGATGTGTTTGATCAGTCTTGCCGTACCCACGATTTGGAAATGCTTGGTTCGAATGTATGCGTGGTTCAAACCATCGTTTCCCCAATAGAACCACTGAGCAGGGCGATAGTCAGGGTTCCACTCTATGTTAGGGGAATCCGAATGTTTTTGTAACATAGCAGTGAATGCGTTATATCGTTTGGGTTCAGGGAAGATATACAAGCGTTCAGCAATACCCGCCTTGTTGAAATAGTGCTGCCAGTCTGCGTTCTGGTTTTCCCATGTTTGGTAATACAGATCATGGTCTTTGAACACATGTTTCAGTTGTCGGTGGAGATCTGCTCCCGTGATCGTCTCGTGAGGTTCTGGTATACCAGTAACTAGAACCGCGACTTTCATCCCCAGATCCTCAACT